GTTTCAGTAATTTCAACCTTCCGGTACTCGGCAGGTATGGATGAAAAAAAGCGAGGGGAGGCTTCCCCGCAAGCATAGTCGAGGCCTAGAAACACCGTGGAGACAAGAACATGTTTTATATATGCTTGCCATAGAATGCGATCTATTTTTCGCATATAAGCAGACCATTCCATTAACTCACAGGGCACAACCTCGCGGCCTTCTAATTTGTAAAACAAGGGTAAATTTTTAGATGTGCTTGTTTCGGTCATTTGTTGTTTCCTGTTTTTGTCATAGCCTCTATATTTCCTTCAATCCTCTCAAGGATTTTATCAATCGAGCAGGAATATAGCGCCGTCATACAGAGAAAGAATAGAGCCATTGTTTTAAATATAATATGTTTGTCATTCATCATTTAATCTCCACTTTCATTTTGCGGACCAATCTAGCGCCAGGAACCTCTTCGCCCGACTGGATAGCTTTAAGGATGGCGATTTTATCAATAGTTTCGATAATTTCCACCTTCTTAAATTTATCAGGGATGGCTGCTTTATCATAATCATCTACGCTTTCACGGTTCTGCTTGAGGTTTATGTGAAAATAAGTATGTTTAACGCGTGAGATACCACAGCGCTCCATATTGTCCTTAAGGTAATTGTCTCGACGCTCAAGAAGCGACTCTAAAGATTTACGCCTCTTCATCATCGCTTTCTCGGCTTCCTTGATTCCGTTAATTTCAACCTCTAAGTTCTTGATAAAGCTAGCAATCGCAACAGCCTTTCCGTCAAATTCGCCGACAACCCCATCGAAGAGGGCGATATCTTTAATTTCGCCCGTTTCCTCATCGACGCAGCTGTCGAAGATTGCGCGGTAACTGGTCGCTATTTCGTATAATGGTTTCATTTCCTATTCTCCTGTTCCTGTGAATTTGCAGAATTCTCAACCTTATCGCGTAGCCCTAGCGCATGCTCCAAAATTTCTTTAGCACGCTCATCGGGGATATCGTCACATATAACACTTTTTAGCAGCTCTGTTGCATAACCAAGCCTATGCGGAGAGCCGTCAGTCATTTTATGCTTCCACTCAAAGTACCAATGCCCTATGGCTTCGCACAGCCAGTCTTCTTGTTCACGGGTAAAGTTTGGGCGGTTCATGATATGTCCCCCTTGTCGCGTATATCTGCACATCTAAGCGCCAGCCCCTCAAGTTGACCGGTGACGAAACAAATCTGGGAATAAATATCTTGGCCCGGAAACGTCAGGCTTAGCTCTTTATCCTGCATGGGGAGCAGCGGCCGCAGAAAACCTAAAGCGCACCTCATAGAGGTTATAGTTTTGTTAATGGCATCTAGTTTTTGTCTATCCATCATGCCACCTCCGCATTATCATATGCTTCCGTCCATTCATCTTGCTTAACAACCGGCTCTTCCTCGGTTGGTTTCTTTGCCTGCATAAACGCCTTGCAGCCCTCATATTTCTGCTTCAGCTCAGGCAGAAGGGTAGCGTCATGTGTTTTAACCTCTCCCCAATAGAAAGCAAATGCTTTCTTCAGACCTTTATCATCATCATTGACCGCCGCTTGATCCATTTCTTGGAACGCAGATTTCATAAGTCCAGCGGGTACGCCGGGTTCGGTAATAGGCGGTGCAATGACAATGGGAATGTCCTTAATCGGTTTCTTGTAGGCGCGCTGGATAACTACAGCGCGCCCCGACTCGTCTCGCTGAACAGCATTTAACTCATCTGGTGTATATAAGCCACCAATAACCTCTGGGGCCCATCGTCGAGCCCATACGCGCGAGCCATAGTAGGCTAACATCTGATCTGGATCCTTATGCCAACGAGGATTGCATTTCATGCTTCCATCTTTCTGTTTTTTTGTACTATCGTCTATCCCTTGTTTTAATGTTACTTTGACTTCTCTAGGCTCTTCCTCCCCGCGTCGCAGCCCAATGACCGTGCACGCATATTCGGCAGGGTTATTTTTATTGCCAGAGTACTTGTAGTCTAAGGAGCCCACTATACGCGGGCTGCTATTGACCAAAGCGGCAATACCTTTGCCTTCCATAGACAGCTTCCCTCCTGTCATATAGCACCAGTCAGCTAATGCAAAAGGTGACTGCCGCATACGATGCGCGAGCTCAATAACACGCAAACAATCGCCGGGCCGGTTGTGAAAATGCTCAGGCAAGGTTTGTGACTTTGCCATTAAATCAGCCAGCTTAATCATTTTTTCAAACATGCCATCCTGCAACAAAGGGGATGAATCATCGTAAGCTATTAAGCTGGTTGGCTCTTGTTCAAATGTTGTCATTTCAGTTTTCATGCTGTTTCCTCCAAAAATCTTTCGATTATAAGTACTGATTTATTCAAAGCTCCAGCCTCTGCCTCGAGCTCTAATCGCTCTCTCGAATGCCTAGAAAAATCTAGCGCCTCATGTTTTTTTATGGCCATCTCTTTTTCTATCTCGGCAATCATTGCCAAAACAATCTGTACGCAAATTTGCCTCTCTGGCGCGTATGGTCTGAGACTCATATCATCACATAACCTTTTAGCTAAAAATTTTACACCATTAGAGTCCGTATATATTTTCCCTACTTCAATGCTTTCATGATTCATGTTCGTTTCTCCTCATATTGGATTTTTTCTCATTCCGCTTTGTCATCGTCAGCCTCCTTGCTGGTTAGCTTGTAGCCAATAAGAGCCCCCAACCCAATAAGGATAGGGGGGATTGTGTTAGCATTAAAAGCCAGGGGCTCATGCAGAAATATTGCATACAGCGCGATGACGCACGTTAGCCCAATCGCTACTCTCATTGCCGCGTTCATGATGAACCTCCCGATTTATTTAATAATTCATCATAGGCTTTCTGCGCCGCCTCTTCGCTCCCGTGAAATTCTTGTCCCCATAGGTCGCAGACATTAATCTCAGGCATATACTTTTCCTCCGGCATCGCGCAGCCCATAAAGTTTGCGCCTGTTGCATCCGAACCGCTTAAATCAGCGTCGGTTAAATCTACTCTACGAAAGTCTAACCCTCTTAAATTACATTCATTCAAAACAAGCTGTTGCCCCGGAACGGCGTTGGGGAGAGAGTCTTTATACTTAATCAATGCTTTATTATCCAGATAGCCCTGATGGTATCTGAGCAGGCTATCAAGCGTTATTTGCGTTATTTGTTTCATTAGATTTATCTCCTGTTGCAGTGTTACTTATGGTTTTAATTGCATCATCGCAAGCATCCATATATCCTTTGTGATACGCGGATGTGACGAGGACATTTATGTCGTCTTTAAATGTTGCTAAAATCTGGTCGATTTTGCTCTTGTACATGTCCGCGATACTCATGCGGCACCCATTAAGCGCAAGAAAGACTGTCTCACCCGCTCCCAAAAAAGCTGACGTTTAGCCTTTTTCAAAGCATCACAAAAAGACTGGTACCGCTTACCATAGTGCTCGTATAGCTGATACCGCGTTAACTCTCTAGCCGCTGTTCTAGATAAGTTATCAATATAGCTCTCTAAAGACTTAACGCCATTCTGATTTGCTGCTATTTTCATGATTCTCTCCTATGCGTAAGATGAAAAAGAAAGGGAAGCCTCAAGATGGGCGCTACGTGCTCGCTCATCCTCTTTGTAGGGCAGCTCAAAGTTGATGTCATCGATAATGGACAACATAAGCGCCGCCTTAACCTTTTCGCACATACCCTCTGCTAAAGCTAATGCCACTCCCTGTTTTTCTTCTTGTTTCCCGAATTTCATGAATTGCATCAGTAATGCGCCCGCATCACCATTTACTGAATCTTCCAGTATATCTTGTTTCTGATAGCGTGATGTTGACTCAGCGTACAAAGCCACCAGCTCATCGATATCCTGTTGATCGCAATACCTCTTTAGTACATCCTCGCTAACGAATGATATACCCTCATCAACGAGGTTGTCAGTAAATTCTCGCAGCTTGCGCCTGTATATTAGTTCAGCGTGCATGGTGCTTCCTCCTTTTTTATCGCTAAAACAAAAATTCCACAGCAATTATTGACTTTGATGCCGCTAAATTGGCGGTCATCGTGGTGGGTGAAGTGATCTTTAGAGCTGCCGTTCCCTCCCACCAGCCACACATCCTTTATGCCAAGCGTATTATCAAAATGAAAATCTTTATTTGTCAGCTCTATTTTTTCAAAGCCTCCCTTTTCTTCCTGGCAGCCGTCTATCATTCCGTTAAAACTGCTTTTAACATTTATAAAAAGATCGTCTATGTTTTTTTTAACGAAGCTTTTTAAAGTTGCTCGCGTGAGTTTTTTCATCTTATACCTCCTATTAACCGGCTGCACTATTGCTACCGTATGAGTGGAGTATAGCATCATTTGTAACCGTGTCAAGCGTTACGTTAAAATATTTTTTTATTGTTTTTGTTGACACGCGTAACGCATGTCATCTATGATGCGCGAATGATCGAATACGTAAGAGAAATAAGAAAAAAGTTGGGGATGACTCAAGTGAAACTTGCGGAGGCTATTAAAGTGCCAGAAGCAACTGTTCGAGCTTGGGAATCTGGCAGGCGTAATATTTCTGTTGAATTCGCAAAGAGAATCGCTCAATACGCTACATATGCCGGCATACCTACGACGTTGGACGACATTTATGGGATGCCTAAGAAGGCAGAAAAAGAAGATAATACTAGGCGGAAGAAGGGAAGCTAGAGATAAATATTGCTGGTAATTCCCGATAATAGAGGTTACCGGCAATAGTGAGGCTGATGGGTCTGTTTTTCCTAGGCACAGCATGAAAATTAACAATTCCGGTATATTATGTTACCGGCAATTATAGATCAGATTTTAGATTTTTTCAGATAAACGGATTGCAAGGGACGTTTTTTAGGGTAGGGATGTTTTTTAAAAGGGGAGAGCATCCTTGTCTCACGGGAAAAAATTTGTCGGTCAGAGGGTAAGTTTCTGTAGCGATGAGCTTGCTGCATTGCGCGCTGTTAGAAAGACGCCGCTTGCGCACTGCATTTATCTTGCCGCGCGCATGGAAGGGAATAAAGATACGCGGATGTGGGAGACATACTGGCCGAGTTTGGCTCAAATGTTTGGAGTAAAAGGAACGGGAAGGGTAAGGCGAGGTGTCGAAAAACTGGAGGAGGTGGGGCTTGTAAAAAAGTGGACTCTGGACGGCAAAGGGATTGTTTTGTCATGTCCGCTGGCTCAAATTTATGCAAAAAGTGACAGCATGCTGGCGACAGGGTTGGCGACAGGGTTGGCGACAGGCATGCCAACAGGGTTGGCGACAGGGTTGGCGACAGGGTCTGATAAGCTGAAAGATATTGATTTAAAAGAGATTATTGATATATTAAATGGAAGCGACGACAGGGTTAACAGCAGTAACAGCGATATAGGTTTTCAGCATGCCGATAACCCTGCCGAATTTTCAAAGTCGACAGCATTAACAATAGGCAGTTTAAAAACTAAAACTAAAATAACTAAAACGCGGGCGTGTGCGCCTGCGGGTGTTATTTTGAGCGGAAACGATTTTTTGAACCAAGAAGAAACCCCGGCGATGACCGGGACGCACCCCGACACCTGGATAGGTGGTGCAACTGAGAGCAGCACCGATGGTGGGATTGTGAGCGACAGCGAGGCCGAATCGCCGTTACCGTCTTCACCGCGGCGGTACGTGGAGTCCGAATCCACGGCCGGGCTGCAGGAGCTAAGCGCTGATGTCGGCAGCGCGAAGCTCAAGGAGACGGAAGACGTTTGGGCCGTTGCGTCGTACTTTGCGGGCAAAGAGGGACTTAACGCCGGCATTCGGATGAAGCTACAGCAGGACATGACGCGCGCACACGGACATTTCCGCGCGATGTTTTTGGAATGGGCGACTGATTTGACACTGGATGAAATTAGAGGAATTTGTGAGGCGTGCGATGAGGCAAGCGTCCGGCTAAGGGGTAAGTTACCGTACTCCCCTGGGTACTATCACTCGCGGATGCTGGAGGCTATTGCGGACAAAAAAAACCCGCTGGTACCGGCGGGTCAAGAAAAGGAAAGTGATGCAACTGAGAAAGGTCAGCATGATCGAAAAAGACGCTTAAGTCAACCCAAAAGGGCGAAAAAATTTGTCATGGAGACCGGTGAGTTTGATGTGGAGCAGCTAAGACGCAAGTATGCTGTGGCTGAGACTGAAGAGACTGAGGGGGCGTGATGACGGTAGAAGAGCGGTGGATGGAGTGTGTAGAGAGTCTGCGTATCAAATTCCCGGATGATGTTATAGCGACGTGGGTAAAGCCGTTGCAAGTAGCGGAGGATGGTGATGTCATACGTCTGCTCGCGCCGAATGAGCACGTAGAGGCACGGGTAAGGCGAGACTTTTTGTCATGGCTCTCGACGTTTTTGGGGTTTTCGGGTAAACGTGTGGTTTTGTCAGTTGGGTCACGAAGGGCGGCGACGGATGAGAGCGACGCGCGGCTAGCCTACGTTTATAGTCAGCTTGCGAAGATACCGGAGGCTTATAAGCACTGCACGCTTGATAGCTTTTCGATGTGTGATGAGCGGTATACGTCGGATGAGCATCGCATGCAGATAGACGCTTTTATCTGTATCAAGGGGTATGCAGAGAGTATAAGTGGGCGATACAGAAACCTTAATCTGATTATGTACGGGGCAACAGGGACAGGTAAAACACACTTGTCCTACGGGCTTTACCGTCATTTTTTAGACGCCGGTTACAAAGTTATGCACGAACAAATATGGACTATACTTGATGAGATAAAAGGGACGTATCGCTACGGGAGTACAAAAAGCAGCATGGATGTCATTAAACGGTATATAGCCCCTGATTTCCTTATCATCGACGAAATGGGAGAGGGGAGGCAATACGGGACGCCCACAGAGCAGGTGGAGTTGCACAAGCTCATAGAAGGGCGTTATAGCAACGGCAGGCCCACAATCATCACGACAAACACAGACAAAGACGGCATAAAAACGGCACTTGGCGAGGGGGCTTTTCGACGTCTTGCGGAGACAAAAGACGGTAAAGGGCTCTTTATAACTTTTAACTGGAGAGACAGGAGTACAGTATGACAGACGTAGAGAAATTTAACGCAGAGACTAATTCACTCGCGAATCACTTGCTTACTGCTTTTATCGACTACACGGTAGCAAACTCTGTGGATGCTTATTCGGGATTAGGAGCGGCATCTCTTTTAGTGGGTGAAGTAATTAAGCAAACAGGAACGCCGGAAGGGGTTGACGCACGACTAGAAGAAGTCATTAGAATCACTAAGGATTTTCTCAATGCGCCCGATAAAGAGAAGTACGCATGAGCGCAGAAACTTTTAACTTTAGAGATGCGCCGGACAAAACGATGGACGAACAGATACGGCTACTGTACGTTAATATGGAGACATTGTTTAACCGGCATTTAGAGATTAATGGAAGATCAAGTGATAGCATTAATATAATCGTGGTAGCCATGGTTAATCATTTAGCAAAGCTGTGCGTCAACTTTTCTAACGAAAAATACACGTCCGAGATGTTGGGGCTTGATATGTGTAGAAATCTGCTAGAGTGTATTGATATTAACAAATCGAGGGAGGAAACGCGTGAAACAATCCACTAAAACGACTGATTATGGTTACACAAATGAAAAGGTCAATGATGTCTGCGCTCGCATCATGCGAATGATGGAATTAACGAGCGAGAAAGAGAATGATTCTGTTGCGGGGCTTAACATCGCGTATCACGGATTCGTGAAAGCGGCGTATCGCTTATCGAATATGTTGGCAGAGCAGCTCGGCACAGGAACAGAAGGAGGGATTGCCGAACTTATGCGGGCAATCACAGAGATGGATAATTATGTCAAAACACAAACACAAGGGGAAAGAGATGAAAGAAGTGCTTAAAGATATATTAGAGCGTTGCGACGAAGAAAAGGGGAAGAAATTGCTTGAGAGAATCATGGAGGCAGCTTCAAAGGAAAAGAAAGAGAGAGAGGAACAGAGGGAGGGTGATGATCGCGTCGAAAAGATGGTTGATATCTTAAATGAAGATATGAGGCTTGGGAGGCAGAAAGATATTTTAGGGAAAGTCTTGTTTTGCTTTGTTGGCACTATTTACGACGGCAAAAAGGCAAACCCGTATACGCAGTTGTCGGAAATAATGCATGCGACGCTCAAGACGCTTGATGCTTACATAGAGTCAAAGGAGGGAAGCAAATGAGGATTCTACTTATAGTCTGTATTGGGCTGCTTTCGGGGTGCGTGTCACCGGAGGTGATGGAAGCGAACAAGAAGCAGCATTGCGCGAACATGGGCGCGCCAGAGGGGTCGGTTCATTATTACCAATGCCGGCAGACTCTGGAGGCGCAGATAGAGAGGAGCAGAGAGCAGGATTTGAGAAATATTCGCGAGAACCTGCGACCGATGTCTCAGCCAGTGCAGCCAATTACGCTGCCCCCTCGGTTTGGCGGAACGCAGTGTTACTCGCGAGCTGAAATTGGCGGAGTACGGACGACTTGTGATTAAATTAGTTATTAGGAAATTCCTAATAACTTGCGCCCTTTCACTAAACATGCGATTTAATGTAAGTGTGTTTTAACTAAAGTAACGAATTAGTGATGGGTTATGACTGAAGAAGACGGATCGGTAAAAATTGATCCAGAAAAGGATGTGGCGGAGAGTGTTAATTATGAATTTTAAAGATATTCCGATTTTTAAAGCTGAACGTCCAACCCATGATGGCCCGCGTCAGAATGGGTAAATTCACTAGCCAACCAGCTAGTGCCATTAAACAAAAAATCAGCCGGTGCAATTCCGGCCTGGTGTCACTTTTTATGGCTATGTCGCTGAGTGGCGGATAGGTTGGAAGGGGGGTGTGTGAACATCTCAAGTGAGGGGTTTTTGGGTCGCTCCCAAAACTACCGAAACGGAGCCGATTCTCGGGTGCAAATCCCGACATAGCCACTTTTTAAAGAGGAAGATGAAAATGAAAGATGGATTAAGCGAAAAAGAAATAGAGCCTAAATATTTCTGTACGCCGGGAACCTCTTTTCAAGAAAAAATACAAATTTCGAATTTTAACGATTTTGATATTGACAGTATGCCGTATAGAAGATTAACGACGAGGATAATAACCAAAAGGTATGCGCTAAACAGTATTCACGGTGCGCCCACGGGAAATCGTGAGGTCCGTCGCTAGCATAAAGGCGCAATATGACCTAGCCCCCGATCGCAAGGGAGAAATCGCGGCACGAGGAAGTCTGGAGCCAGAAGGCGGCCTTAACTTGGCCGGCGCGAGAAACGACTTGACAGCCGGAGAGACACGGCATTATATGTATAAAAAATTGAAAATTTTATACATGAAAAAATAACGTGCACACGAAAAGCCGTTTTCGTGTGCACGTCCTACTCAACGTGCACAATAAATCGATATTTTTGTGCATGACTTTTAACTTTTTGGGATAGTGAGATGATAGAGCCTGGAAAAATTGTGCTTGATGCCTGTTGCGGGGCGCGGATGATGTGGTTTGATAAAAATAACCCTCTCTGTTTTTATGCCGATATTCGCACGGAAAAACACACACTTTGCGACGGAAGAATTCTGGAAATAACCCCTGACATGGAGATTGATTTTAAATCGATGCCTTTCCCGGACTTGTCTTTTAAGCTTGTGGTTTTTGACCCTCCACACCTTAAGGATGCCGGAAGAGAAAGTTGGATGGCGAAAAAGTATGGGGTTTTAAGTAAAGATTGGCGCATTGAGCTTAGGCAAGGTTTTGCGGAGTGTATGCGTGTATTGCAGGAACATGGAATTTTAATTTTTAAGTGGAGCGAAACACAGATAAAAGTGAGCGAAATCTTAGAGGTTATTGGTGCGGCACCGCTGTTTGGGCACAAATCCGGAAAGCTTAATAATACACACTGGATGGTTTTTATGAAAACAATTGGGGATATGGATAAAGAATGAAGATTGGAATTTGGATTCTTAAGAAATATCTTTTCCGGAGCCACCGAAAGGTGGCTGACAAAATCAAAAGATATAAGTGCGAAATATGCGGAGAACACTACGGCTTAGAATCTAATATTCCGCCTGCGCATTGCTTTGCGTGTGGCGCCCACGGCTACTATACCAATAGTGACAAGGAATATACTAAAAGTAAATTAACCGACGAAGAAATAGAATCTCTTGCGGTCTGCGCGTTTAGATATGCAGTAAGAAGAGAGGGGGCTGCTTATGACATTACGCCAATCATTGAAAAATTATGGTCTTCTATCGACGATGTTTTTAAAAATCAGTTTAAGAATGACATAAAAAGAGAGTTTCAGTTTGATATCCCTTTGCCATGGTTAAGGATTCTTGCGTTGCCTATGAATGAGGCTAAAAATGACTGACGAACAGGCGAAAGATGCTGAATTTGTAAGCGTTAAAACTCCTCCCAATCCTGATGAAATTGTTTTTTTATTTTATCCTGCCGGCAACAAAGGATGGGCTAGACATAAGGGACGAATAACAAAAGATGGGGAAAGATTCCAATGCGTGGGTAGCTGCCTGCGTTCATGCGCAGGGGTTTCATCAAAAGATTTGAAAAACCCCTTCTCATTCTGGATGAGGGTGCCCGAGGAGTTATTATGACTGACGAACAGGCGAAAGAGATTATTTCGATAATTAATTTTTATATTTTAAGCGAAGAAAGATATTGCGATACGCGATTATCTTTCTATTCTTCCGAAGAAGATATTCGGCGCGAAAGAAGTATAAAAATTTCTCAAACAGCATGCTTTAAAAAAGCAATCGAAATCATAGAAAGGGTAATGAAAAATGACACTAAAGCTTGAAGATGGGAAATCTTATCGTTCACGAAGCGGTATAATTTACCCGATAAAAAAGGCAAAAACGCCAAGAGGGGCAATAATCTTTACATGTGAAGATAGAGAAGCCTCCTTGATGACATGGGAGGAGTTTGGCAATCAATGGATTACCGGCGGCGCAAGCATACACGACCTCATCGAAGAAGTCATCGTAACTCCTGCTTCTGCTGAAAAAGTGCACGAAGAGATTTCGAGCTTAGTAAATCCGAATTGCGACATAATAAGAAGCTCATGCTGCGGAAGCGGAATGTATCCAAGAGATATTGGTTGTTGTTCTAAATGCGGCTGCTTATGTATTCCGCAAAAAATTGAAGAAAATCTAAAAAACGAAGAGTCTGCTGTTTACAAATCCCCTAAATCCCCAGGAATAGAAAAAATATCGTGCTTTAGCATGTCAGGCTTACTTCAAGAAACCCGACAGGCTTATAGTAATGCGTCAGAAGTTCCGCAGATAGGTAAACATGAATGTTCCCACCCATTAGGATTTAAAGGTTATTGCTTACTCTGCGCCGAAGAATTGCCAACAGTTCCGCCCAAGGTTGGCAAGCGGTATAGGATGCGTAATGGAGAGATAACTGGGGAAATGAGGATGATAAGCGAGATCGGAATGCTATATCCATTTTCCGATGAAATATTTGAATTCTGTTGGACGGAAAAAGGAAAATATTTGGCGGTCGGGATTACACACGACGGCGACCTCGTCGAAGAGCTTGATGATGAGCCTCGGCAAGATGATAAAATCAAATGTTGTGGCGCTCCTGTATGGCTCGAGTGCGCAAAATGCGAAAACCCATGTGATATATCTGCCCCGCCCAGTTATCCGGAAATCCCGGATAAGTGTTCTGGCTCGCATGAGCATAAAGCTTCGGATTGGAATGATGGCTACGATAGGGGTTATGAAAATGGACGCGCTTCGGCGCTAGAAGAGCTGCAGGCTAAGCTTACACAATCTCCCAATACGCATATAGCTATTAATAATGAGAAACTATCCAGGCGCGACTATTTCGCCGCTATGGCGATGCATGGGTTTCTTACGAGCACGCAGAAAGAGATTCATGTTCGGGCATTTGTTAAATGGGCCGACGCCCTCATAGGTGAGCTAGATAAGGCAATAGTTCCTCCCGAGAGAGATGCATGACCGATAACGATATGCTTTTGCTTGATGTTTTCTTGATTGGGAATCTAAGCGGGTTGCTTTGTGGGCTTGTTTTTTCTTTATGGTATTTTGCAAGGGAGCTTGCGAAGACGGAGAAAGAGCTTTATCAATGGAGCGAAGAAGAGCTAGAGAAGCTAAGGAAAAAATTAATTAAAGCTGGCAGATTAATGGTTGCGCCTGATAACTCGGTATCGAGGATAGTTGGTAAGCCTGTGGGGGTGGGGAAGAATGACGAGAAAAATATATAAATATGAATTGGATTTTTTTAATGAAGTGAGGGGGATTTCTATGCCTCCAGTTTTGCAGTTTTTATGCGTTAAAAGCCAAGGAGGCAAGCTAACGCTTTGGGTGGAACATCTTATAGTCAGCGAGGGGAGGCATTGCATGCAAGAGTTCTTAGTAGTAGGGACTGGAGTTGATTTTCCTAAGATGAAGCCTGTAATGCAATCTAGCAGATATATTGGAACAGCAGAAGTTGGTTTGTACGTTTGGCACGTATATGCGTGGAATAATAATGATAAATGAAAATACAAAAGAAGGTGCTGCTGCACTGAAATCATGTCCGTTTTGCGGGGAATCTGCAACCCTGCATGAAGCTTCAGCGCGGAGTGGCATTGAATTTGTTGTAATATGCGACGGGGATGATTGCGGAATAGAATCCGGAGGTCTGTGCGAGACGCGAGAACAGGCGTTACGAAATTGGAATAGAAGAATTTAGGGGGTTCGTGGGGTTTCTGCATTTTTAATTTATTTGAGGGCAATATAAATGAGCTGTTTGTTGTGCAATAACTTAATACAGGCTACACAAGAATTTACAGAACATGACTGTGATGCTATGGTTAGCTTGATGAGCGACACTGACATAATTAACGACAGAAATGTTTACAGAGTGGGCTGGATATCGCTAGAGAGAGATATTGATGGAGAATATATATTTAATAGTGAATCATTTTTTGATAGAGAAGGCTTAGCAAGAAAGTTTTACGCAGCTTTAAAAGATATTCTAAAAGAGTACAGAGCAGAAAAGGCAAACCAATAATGAGCAAAGGCGTAAATAAAGTAATCATACTAGGCCATCTTGGACAAAAGCCAGAAGTGAAGAAGCTTACTAATGGCAACTCTGTGTGCGCGATATCTATCGCCACTACCGAAACATGGAAAGACAAGACAACCGGCGAGAAGAAAGAGCAGACAGAGTGGCATAGGGTGGTAATGTATGGCCGTCTGGCTGAAGTGACTGGGCAGTACTTAAACAAGGGCAGCAAAATCTATATCGAGGGTAAGCTGCAAACCAGGAAATGGTTTGATGAAAAAATAGGAGGTGACCGCTACGCAACGGAAATAGTCGCATCTGAAATGCAGATGTTGGATAGCAAAGGCAGCAATAGTGGAGGAGGGTATGATGAAAGCAGGGCATACGCGGAAGCGAGCGGCGGGACTGCCGCGCATGGTGCAGGGACATACCCGGGAGGGTTGCGACAAGGGAGTACATTTTCAGATGATGATATACCGTTCTAGGGCAGGCTGGTATAAAACTATTGAAGGACCAGGCGTAATAATCGGATATGACTCAGAAATACAGGTTCCGACCAATATGGTAAAGGTATCTTTTTATAATGGAGAAGAAGAGGTCCACCTTTCTTTCTCCCCACAGGAAGCGAAAAATCTCGCAAAATCAATAAATGATTATGCCGATGGGGAAGGGTGGAGATGATTAAATCTGATGGGAATAATGCCAGGAAATGAGCCCTATGAAGAGATTTGAAAAAAACTACAAATACGATCACTTCGTAGTGACTAACTTTGAAGAGGGGATGAAGATTGAATTTTATTGGGATGGTAATCCAGGCCATACGGACGAAAAATTTACAAAATTTATTCAGCTTTCGCTTGGGAAAGCAATATATGAAATACAAAAAAAAAGAAAGGAACATTAATGCCATCTTTTAGCCCACGCTCACGCGAAGCTCTTGCTACATGCCACTCTGATTTACAAACGCTATTTAACGAGGTAATCATAGCTTATGACTGTTCCATCCTCTGCGGGTTCAGAAACGAAGCCGACCAGACCAGAGCTTTTAAGGCAGGTAATTCGCGATTGCGCTGGCCTCATAGCAAACATAATTCTATGCCTAGCCAGTCTGTCGATGTTGTGCCTTACCCTGTGGACTGGGATAACATAGAGGAATTTAAAAAGTTCGCGAGCTACGTTAAAGCCGTTAGAAATAGGCTGTCATTTGAGAAGAAAATTACCAGCCTGATAAAGTGGGGTGGCGACTGGAACACATTTAAAGACTACCCGCATTGGGAAATAGTGGAGGAAATATGAATAGATTATTAGTGTACGGCAGTTTTATTTTATTGGTCACGGTTATTCCTGTTGCTTTATTGATTTTTGGCGGCCATGAAACCGTGAAATCTTGGATGATTGGCGTAATATACGGCATGGCAGTTTATTATATGTTTAAGCCCGCGTTCGAACTTTTAAGAGAAGAAGCTCGGTTGACCAAAGAAGGAGGGTTATTATCGAAAAGAATTGAATTATATGAAGCAATTTGGAAAAAAAATGAGCAGGAGAAAGGAAATGTCGGCAATACCCCCAGAGGTTAATCAATTATTTGGCACCCTGCGTTCATCGCCTGATGTATTTTGGGGTAATGATGGTCTTAATTCTTTTCGCCCAACTAAGTGCTTTTAATGGGGCGCGAAAAAATGAAAAAATTAATTCAGCGAGCGATATAGGATAATTCCTACCTATAAAATATTTGGCTTAAGAATTACTATAAGAAAACGAAGTAAAGGATCTGCTTCGCTTTATATGGATTTTCGCAAAAAACAATCATAATCACTATTTCCGGTAATAACAATTACCGGTAATATGATGGATGATATTTAATTGTAACATAAGCAAGGGTTGTAATGAAAGATATAGCATCTACTTTTGGATTTCCTGGTGAGCTATTTGAGCTTCCGTCTGATCACCACTTGGATGCTTTGAGATATTTGGTGAGCGTCCACCCGGCTAGAAATTATGGCGGCAACATAAAAAAATATAACCATAAGCCATTCATTGAGGGGGAATTTGAAGTGGTTACAGACGAAAAACTTCGGATTGGATCAGCGAATGAATGAAAAAATAAGGGAAATTCTTTGCCATATCCACGAACCGAAAAAATCTTTTATAATAAAGTGGATTTTAGAGGACATCGAAAAGCGCGGCGTTCAAGATTTATTTAAAAAAGACCCGGATAGGTTTGTTGCTGCTTCTTTGCATGCTGGAGAGATTCATTACAATAGATATTTAAAAGAGAAATACGTACCTTACATAAAGGCAAGACAAAATTCCGGAGCCCATAAAATGTGCGAATGTGAAGATAAAACCCGACGCTGCCATCTTGAGCAGTCTGAGCACTCTTGTGTGGGCGGATTTTTTTTGGAAGAGCTGTCGAAATCAAAATTAGATACAAATTTTTTATGTAGGGTAATCGAATAGGTTCAGAAAAGGTTTAGAAAAGGTATAATTTGTACCTATTATGAAACTTATAAAAGACTGTTTCACCGGCATCGACAATGAAACCTACGATCTAGGGCGAATCCTCATCGCCCTAGCCTGCCTTTCCTTTCCCACATCGTTTTTACCGCCCTCACCCTTCCCCACTTTAACCCACTCGAGTTTTCTGGCGGCTTTGGAGCCATCCTCACTACTGGCGGCATCCTTTTAAAACTCAAAGAAAGCACCGAACCTAAGAAGTAATTTACCGAAAAATACAGTAATCCGCGTGTCTTGATACTGCTATATCCGTTTATTGCTGAAAATATCAGTTGCATACTACTTGAAACTTCAGTAAAATAATCCCTATCTTATTCCCGACGGGGTGGTTGACATGAATCTCACATCAAAAGTGCGTAGCGCATTAAAAAAATCAACCTTTGGCCTCCCCTCCGAAAAAAAATACCCGATGCCAGATAAAAGTCATGCGGCCAATGCAAAAGCACGGGCTACGCAGATGGTAAAGAAAGGGAAAATCACCGAATCTGAAAAGAAGAAAATCGACGCAAAGGCAAATCGGATGCTCAAGAAGGGTAAATGCTAAATGTCCCGCGATGCGCTGAATCAAAACTATATTGCTTGTTATACGCGGGGAGCTAGAACACCGCCCTGCACAGGATTTTTGCTTCAAGAGAATGGATTTCGGTTATTACAAGAGAATGGATTTGGAATATTGATTGACGTGGTGTGTCCAGGGGGCGCATTGCTACAAGAAAACGATGGTTTTCTACTTCAAGAAAACGGTTTTAAGATTCTACAAGAGAGCTAACTATGTCCGCATCAGATGAAAGAATTTCGGGGCTTCCCCTTGCTACGACGCCCTACCAGGCAACAGACTTATTGCCCATGTCCCAAAATGTGGGAACTCCTTCTGCGGTAACCAATAAGGTTCCTTTCGGAACGTTCCAGGCTCAAATAGCAAAGCTGACCACCAAAGGTGATTTGCTAGGTTTTTCAACCGTTTTTGGTCGTCTTGGGATAGGGGCCAACAATACATTGCTTCGCGCGCAATCATCGGCGGCGTTCGGTTTTGAATGGGCTGGCTCCCTTCTTGATAATGCCGACGGCTTCTCATTGACCTCTGGCGTGATTCCTCGCACATTAACTATTTCAGGCTCAGACTTTATCTTAGACAATCCGCCACCGTTGACCGATGGATTTACATTGTCTGGCGGGGGCGTTTCAAAAACATTAAGCGTTCTGGATGATTCTTCTCTTGACCAGGATTTATTAACTACCAGCGATGCGACATTAGCATCGCTTACTACTTTGCTGTTGCAAAGTACAGCTGATTTAGATATTTCAGCGCAGGCAAACACTATTCGCTTCAGAACGGACGGAATACATCTTTTAACGGACGGCGGGAAAGTTAGCGTAAATTATTTTGACACGCCATTAACTATGTTTTCTGTTGGGGGGGATATCTCCGCAGTTACTGATGACCCGCAGATTGTCTTTACTGATAATGCAGGCATAGTAAGTGGGAAGATAGGGATATTAATCGGTGGAGAGGCGGTTGGCGGAGCAAATCTGCAAGGGTTTAATTATCTAACAAGCACGCCAGAAAATTCTTATGTAGGCGCGTATGGTGGAAATGTGGGGCTTGGAAAAACCGGAGACGGAAATCCTGCCGCTGATTTTCCTGTTCATGCGCATGGATTGACCGTTATCGGAACATATGATGGTTCGGCAAATCAATTAATTTTGCGGGATGAAACTAATCCTCAAAGGAATTTAAAATTAGGCTGTCACCCAACAGACGCATATAGCATTATCGATTCGGTTAGTGAGTTTGGATCATATTTTTTACATCTCAATCCATCTGCGAATTCTGACCCAGTCAATGGACGAGTGGGAGTAGCTTTCAACACTCTTGCATCCCTGCAAAGCTCTTTTAATATTAACGGCGATTTATACTTTGCCACAATGTCCGAGCCATCAACGCCCCCCAGTGGCGTGAAATTTTATTCTAAGGATATCAGCGGTACAGCTAAAGCGTTTTGGAAGGATAGTGCTGGAACAGAATATGATTTAAGCGCAATGGGGGTAACATATACCGCATCTAATGGCGTGCAATTAGTAAGCGCAGATTTTCAGCTTGATCCAACTTACAGCCCAACCTTTGTTGATTTAACTCTTACGGGAATATCTGGAATCTCTACAATCACTGGAGGGGCAACCTCATTCGCAATCACAAGCGGAGGAGCTCTCAATCTAATATCTGGAATAGGGCAGCTGGTTTTAAATGCAAATTCGGGAGCAGGCTCGATAATTCTAGATGGAGGATCAACAACAGTATTAAATCAGCTTTATCTTTCCGATTGTCCGTTGTATGTAGGGAGCCCGGGAAATGAATTATTAAAATTGGATTGGGATAATGTCAATTCAGGCATGACAATTGACTCCTTGGATGGGGTTGGCGGAAGTTCGCCATTGTGGATCAATCCCACAGGAGGAAGAATAGGTTTTGGCTATTCGACAACCGTAGCATTACAGTCAATTATTAGCTCATCGGCTGATATTTATTTGAAAGCCATTACTACGCCATCTACTCCCACTGGTGGTAACAAGGTTTATCCAAAATCTGATGGTAATTTATATTCATTGGACCCAAGCGGAATAGAGGTAAATTTAACGGGTCTGAATATAGTGACCACATCGGCATCAAATTATATAGCTACAGGAAATGAAGACATTATTTATGCAGATACGACATCAAATACCGTCTCAGTGATTATTCCAACAACACTTTTTTACAAATCGGTGAGAGTAATGAACATTGGGCTGAATGGATCAACAGTTACACCCGCAGCAACAAATTTTATAAACTCTTCAGCTTTTGGAAAAAGCCTTACAAATCCATTTGATTTTTTAGTATTACAACCAAGTAATTCTGCTACAAATATGTATGTATTTGGCTCAAGACCGGTAGTTTAATTTTTTAATTTAAAAACAGGAGGAAATATGAAATTTAATTTATCTGAAAACCTAATCGCATCCGCAATTGAATGTATTATAAAGGGTGCTGGCTGCCAAAATCTTCCTGTTTCTATCGCTATTTCGATAGTTGATGCCATTAGAAGCGAAGTATCAAGTCAGCAGAATTCGGAGGAAAAATCCGGCGCGTACGATACTTGCAAAATCGAGTCTACTGTTGGCGATCGCATTAAAGCGAAAAATACAAAGGCACAGAGCGAGAATATATCTGACAATGCCAACCCCCCGACCGAATAAGATGACGGAAACAAAGAAGAATTTTCAAGAGGTATGTGAAATTCTTTCATCGGATCTTATTACCGTAAAGGAAGCGATAGAACGGGGCGGACGAAAAATGTCATACGACAATTTTCGCAGGCTTATACGCGAAGATGAGGCATGCAGAAAGGATTATGAAATTTCAAAAATGGAACAAGCAGAAGTAGGCGCTGACGTCATTAAGAACATGATTCGAGAATCTATAGCGAACCAACGCGATCCAAAAGAAGCGGCTCACATCGTTTCTATGACAAAATGGTTGTGCGAAAAGTACGCGCCCCGACTCTACGGTGATAGAACATCGATACTGGCTGAGGAGATGTACGAAAAATTACAGAAAATGGTTAAGCAAGAAATGAATGGCGAGCCTAGCTGAAGTAAGAAAGCTGTACGCAAGGGCCGAAGAAATGGCATCACGCAAATCGGCGGTTGATATAGAGATAGATTGGGACACTTATTCATTTAAATTAAACGGTTCAAAAAAACTCGTTTACACCCCTTCTAAAACCGGCCTCGCGTTCCATCAGTCTAACGCATTTGTTCGGGTAATTATGGGGCCTGTTGGCTCCGGTAAATCCACCATTAATTGCGCTGATATTATTTTTCAATCCGCAAGAATGCCTGCATGGAATAAGGGAGTTCGCAGCTCGAAATTTTTAATTATACGAAATACATATGCAGAATTAAAAACAACAACATTGCCGGAATGGCTGCATTGGTTTAGTGATTTGGGAGACGCAAATCCGCCAGCCATGAATTCTCCCATTCAGTACCGAGCAAATTTTAACGATGGACATGGCCCGATATCTATCCATGTAATTTTTATCGCACTTGACAGGCCGAAGGATGTAAAAAAGTTGGATTCATTAAATTGCACATCAGCATACATCAATGAGCTTAGATACATCGAAGAGGACGTACTCGGGAAAACTCAACAGCGCGTTAACAGATACCCAACAGAAGATATACAGTTTAAATATGGGGCTAAAAGCCTTATTGGAAAAGTAAATGCGGACACGAACCCGCCAAAAGTTAAGAGCTGGTTATTCAATATTTTTGAAATAGAAAGACCGGAGAAGTTTGAATTGTTTAGACAGCCGTCAGGGTTAATAGAAACAAAAGAAGGCGAATATAGCGCCAATCCTCATGCCGAGAATCTAGAGCGGTTGGGATTAAGCTATTACGTGAACGCTATACCGGGCAAAAGAGACAGAGAGAAAATAAAAGTTGATTTAATGGGCGAGTACGGCATTTCATCTGCCGGGAAACGAATTTACCATGAATACAGCGATGACATGCACTGCGTCGATAGGATTGACTATATTCCTCAGAGGCCGGTATACCTTGGGGTTGATTATGAAACGTGCCCGTCTGTTGTATTCGCGCAAGTATCCCCTAATGGACGCGTACATTTGATTAAAGAATTATGCGCGGCGCAAGCAGGCTTTCGCTCTTTTATTGAGAATATATTTCTCCCGTACGTTTCGCAAAACCTGCGTGATTACGAATTAATTATTACAGACGATCCGAGCGGTAACAGCAAGCAACCAACTGATGAGAAATCATGCCGCATGCTGCTGGCAGAATACGGATTTAGGGCGTCACCGGCTTACAGCAATTACCAAGCGCCACGCTTGGAAGCGGTGCGAACCAGATTAAACAGAAATATTGATGGGAAATCGGCATTTGTATTGAGCAAGCAAGGATGTGAATTAATCCGAGAAGGTTTCTTGGGTGAATATCACTATAAACAAATCGGCACATCAGGCGGGAAGGAAGACACCGATAAGCCCGAAAAGAATCGACACGCCGATATTCATGATGCGGTTCAATATTGCATCATGGGAATTGATGGCCATATCAAAAAACAAACACGTATGAAACCGATTATTAAACCGAAAGGGGGCAAGTGGATATAATGGGCGCAAAACTAACAAAACCAAAACAAGAGAAAATTATTAAAGAAGCGAAGGATATGGCAGATGCATGGTTTTCAGGATTCTCTGAAAATATTAAACGCTACAATGACCAATTAAAATTCTGGCTTAGCATGCGTGACCAATGGTCATCCGATGAACGAGCATTGCTGACGCAATACAACAAAATACCCCTCACCTGCCCCAAAATTTATGGGATAGCGCGACGCATCCTGGGAGAACAACGCCAATCCACTCCAGACTTGCAAGTCTTTGGCATTACAGACAAAGCCACCCCGGAATCCATTAAGCTGCGTGATGATTTTGTTCGAACCACCTGCTTTCACTCAGACGCTCATGTCGCTTATCAAACCGCATATCGAAGTGTTTTGTTCGGTGGGTTTGGCGCTTTTAAAGTGTACTCAAAATACGAAAACGAAAAAAGCTTTAACCAATGCTTAATAATAGAAAAGATTTTAGATCCAACCACGTGTTTCTGGGATATTGGCGCACGAGAATTTTCAAAAGAAGACGGCATGGGATGCGGCGAATATATTGTGATGGGGCGCAAAAAATTTGAAGCGCGTTACCCGGGAATTGAAGTGACCAATGATGAAATTTTACCCACTTCTGCAAAAACCTATGTCTCAAAAGATGAAGTGGCTATTGTTATATTTCAACGAAAAGAATACTTCAATAAAACAATCATTCAGCTCACCTCTGGCGAAGTGGTTGACTTAAAACAATATGAAGAGCGCGTGCAAGAATATGTAGAGATGAAAAAAATGGAGCTTCAAGAAGCGGGCATGCCGATAGAAACCATTATTGAAATACCCGAAGAGTTAAAGGTCGTTAAAAAGAGAAGCTGCCGAGACTACCGAATCCGAAAATATAAAATTGCCGGCGAGCATGTGTTGGAGCACAGCACATGGCCATCAAAATATTTAGGCTATATCTTTGTGGACGGGGATTCTTCTTACCTCAGCGGCAAGCAAGTGACCAAACCTTTCTTTGAGGACGCACAAGATTTGCAGCGATTTGGAAATTATACTTTTACGCAAATTAATCACCTAACCAAAAGCATGCGTAATGAGCAATGGCTGGCTTCCCCTGCTAACGTTGCAGGATTCGAAGATATCTGGAACACCCCTGAGCTTACGCAATCAGCCCTTCTTGCTAATCCAGATGATTTACGTGGAGGTGCGATGCCTATCAATATTCAGGCAGGAATGATTAGCCCTACCCTTATTCAGCAATACGACAGTTTGATGCAAAACATTAATACGACGCTTGGAATTTATGACGCCTACGAAGGAAATCAAGGACGCGAAATATCCGGGAAAGCCATTGATAACCGTGTCAAACAAGGCAATATTGCCACGTTCATTGTCAACAGCAATCTAAATCGCGCCATAGGCCAATGCGGAAGAGTGGTCTTGGATGTATTCCCACGGATTTACGATACCGAACGACAAATGCGGTTAAAGTCACGCGATGGGGATGCAAGAACCGTTACATTAAATAAGTCATACGATGGTAAAATTGAGAACGATACCTCCGGCGAAGATTACTACATTGAAATTGATGCGGGCTCTTCTTTCGAGGGACAGCGACAAGAAGCCTTAGACTCCATGCGTGAATTGCTGCAAATTAACCCAAGCATTTCTCAGCTGACAGCTGACTTGTTCGCAGAGAATCTGCCGCTGCAAAATTCCCAGGTAATCGTAAAACGGCTGCGCGCGGCCATGGTTCCCAAAGAAGTGGTTGCAGCCGGCAACGGCGAGGAATTGCCTCCCCCTCCCCAGCCTGAGCCACCGCCAGAGGTTGAGTACATGAAAGCCGACCTTGCGCTGCGTGAACAAAAGCTACAAATGGACGCCGCAGCCAAAGGGGAAGAACAACGCCTTAAGGAACAAAAGCTACAGCTCGACAAGGATAAAGACGAGTTCCAGGCATATGTCGCGCAAGAAAAGTTAAACCTTGAGCGCGCCAAGTTAGGCGTTTATTAACACAACCAAATCCCTTGTGCATAAAGGCGATACCCTATCCCCTCCGAAGAGGGGGTTTTTTTAGCTTAATGTAACGTAAAAATCATTTACTGCAAATATCAGTTGACATGAGCTGGAAAAAGCAGTAAATTACTGATAATTACATTTTAATCATCTTGCGGGGGTTTCATGGTTGATACACATTCCGACGCTTCTTTAGATTCCGGTCATGCCGGGATACAAAACGAACAAGTTGGGGTGGATGTTGTCCATGAGGCTCCTCAAAACATGGATTCTGGGGTTGAGGCAGACGCAGGATATGCGAGCGGAGAAAGTGACTCCCCCGCAGATACCCAAGCGTTTATCTTGGAACGGCTTGATGAGCTAGCCCGACAAAATGCGGATTTACTGAGAGAGCGCGCGAGCTATACCTCTCCCGTGCAGAATGTTCAGCAGGGTGAAGAGCCCCTCACGGCCAGAGATATTATCCGCCGAGAATTGACTGCCATTTCACAAGAAAAACAGCAATTGGAATACGATCGGGTGCAGCAAGACTATACCTCTAAGCTTGCAAGAGCACCGCATAGATTTAAAGATTTCGGACAAACAGTGATACAAAACGGGGAAGTTCCCTTCACAGACGCAATGATTGAAATAATCAAAGGGTCTGATGATCCCGTAGCGACGATTTACCACGCCGCTAAACATCATGCTGCTGACCTGCAAAAGATTAGAGCTATGCCTAATTATGCAGCGCAGATGAGGGAAATGGTAAAGCTTGAAGAGAAGATTAAAACATCGTTGAGGCCGAGAAATATCTCGAAAACGCCTGCTCCAATGAATGAAGACATCGGTAGTGCCGGTGCCTCCAGTGGATACGATTTGAACTCCGCAGATGGAATGATGGCCTACCTAAATAAAATAGGTAAGGGCTAACGTTTCAAAAGCGGTTTGTGAGAATTTTATAAACCGAGGTCCGTCATGGCTAATACTTTTGAAGTCACCAGTTACGTCAGTAAATATACTTTAACCCCCTTTGCAAATAATATTCAATTTGCACGCATCGGTAGTCGCAAGTTTGAAGGTATGTTTACCGACGAAAAATACGCGTCCGGCGACACCGTAAACGTGCGTTTAATCAATAACTTTATCGGCGGCGAAGGCCCAACCATCACACCGGAAGGCGTGCAAGATCGCACCACTCCCCTTACGGTTGAAATCCAGCCTCACCAAGGGCTTTCGTTTGATTCCCGCGAATTAACGTTGGACTTGAAAAGCGCTAAAGATTTAAACATTTTAGATATGTATGTGAAACCAGCAGCGATTCAGCTGGCGAATACAGTTGATACGTATTGTATTAGCAAGCTCATGTTTGCTAACAACTTCGTAGGCACGGCGGGCACTTTAATTAACAGCATCGACACAGTCAATAATGCAGCCGCTAACCTGCGCTTGCGTGGTGTGTTGCACGATAACAACAACCGCATGGTGCATATGGGCGTCGGCATCGAAACAGGTACTAGCATCAAGAACTCCATGAAAGCCAACTTTACACCCAACATCAATGAAGGCGTGGTTAAGAGTGGTTTTATTGCGGATATTTACGGTACGCAATTTTTTGAAACACAGAACCTGGGTTATCACACCTCCGGTGTCGGCGATACAACCACAGCCGTAGGTGGTTTTATTGATTGCGGTACGGTTAAAACGGCTGTTTCATCGGGTAACACTATCGTGCTGGAAGGTTTAGCCAATAACACCACAGGCGTTGTGCTGCAAGGTGACTTAATTCAGCTGGAAGTGACGCAAAGTGTGAACTTAGTCACGCGTGAAGCCACCGGCGTTCCTATGCAGTTTGTGGTCTTAGCAGATGCAAACTCTAACGGTTCGGGCGAATGTACGATTACCGTCTCCCCTTCCATTATCAGCTCAACCAGCAGCCCGTACCAAAACGTCAGCGGTGTTATTGGTGTAGGTGAAGCGGTTAGTTTGGTTGCGTCTCACCGCGTGAACTTCTGTTTGGTTCCCGATGGTCTTCAGATTGCGATGCCCAAGATGAAATCGTTAGGAGCAGGTACGGAGACAAGTTCTGTATCGTTCAGCGAACAGTATGGCATTGCACTGCGGTATACCGAAGGGTCATTAATTTTAAATGACTTAGATATAAAACGTTTAGATGTCCTTGTGGGGGCGACGTGTATTGCGCCATACGTGGTGCGCGTCGTTGGGTAAATGAAATTATCGAGGGACATTCCCGCAATGTCCCTCGACATTCATGAAGGTTACTTATGGCTGAAAAAGACTACGCACATATTGATGTAAACGATAAACGGTATCCCCACGCGTGGAAATACGTCAAGAAGAAGTTTGAAATTGACGATATGGGATACGCGCACCCCATAGACCCACGATATTTAGCGCGAAGGAGTGGGGATGATTTATCGACGGTTTTGATTGATGAGGAAACGGTAGCGTCTTACTACATCCACAGCATTGATGAAGGCCGAAAGCCATTGCTTGTCACCCGTCCAGGGTTTGAAGCAAGGGATAAGGCGGCGTGGTTCCCTACCAGCAAAGAAGCCAAAGAAGCACGACAGAAAAGACTCGATGACAAAATTGATGCGGTTTCAAAGAAAAAGAAATCGCTTGAAAAAAGTTTAGAAAATTTGGATTGAGTTAAATAGTCAGACGCATTAACGGCTATTTAATTATTTAATGAGATGGCCGCATGAGCGTTATTACTGTTAATCAGCTTGTTCTAGACGCGTTTTTTCTCACTGACCAGTGGGACGTAACGCGCATGCCAACCGATGGCGATATGTCGCGCGCCCTTAGGCTTCTCACTTACATTATCCAAGCCTCCCCAAGCGTTGATATTCCCTTTAAATCGGAATTTTCATGGACGCTGGAGGTTGGGAAAGGCGCGTACACTTTTGGTGATGAAGATCAAGATTTTGAATCTGAAAGAATCCAACGGCTCAATTTTTGCTATTTGACACAAGAGCAGGTGACGTATCCGATGGTTGTTATTCAGCCCATCGAATATTACCAGTCCACGCGTGTTAACTCGATGCAAAGCCGCCCAGAGGCTGTCATGCTGGAGAATCGATTGGGCGTATCCACGGTAACGCTTTACCCAAAACCCGATCAGGCTTATCAATTCACGATGCAGTACATCAAGGATTTGCCCGATTTCACAGCACAAATCCCCATCGATAATGTGCCGCCTTATCAGCTGAACTATTTTCGGCATAGCTTGGCCAGAGAAATCTGCAAAGTATATAACTTGTCATGGACAGATATTAAGCAACAGGACTACACCAAACTCTACAACGAAATGCGTGGCGCAAATTTTCACGACATGACCATTCGCACATCCGATGTTCGACGTGCCGGCTCATCCTACAAGAGGATAATCAGTGGCTTCTGAACCGTTTGAAAAACCGCTGGACATTATCGGGCCGTTCAACAAGGTGAAATATAAACGCCTGGACTCTGAGCGCACCATCAATATGTACGAGGTCCTGTATGACCGGGATGGACAGCGAGCGCTTTTTTCATTCCCAGGCTACAAGAAAGCCATTACATTGCCCGGCGTAACTGTCACCCGAGTATCACTCGTAAATGATGGGTTTATGTACTGGGTGTGCGGCGATGGTGTATTTAAAATTGGTCCTTCGCTTGTTCCCTCTCAAATCGGGACGCTGACCACCTTCTCAGGCCACGTAGGTATTGCGGCAAACGCGAATCAGATTATTTTTGTAGACGGCGCATTTGGTTATATCTACACAAAGGCAACCGGCGTTTTTCAGCGTATTACAGATGCGGCGTTCCCTCCCCTGCCCTCTGATGTGGCCGATCTGGATGGTTTCTTTTTTGTTTCGCAAGGAAATTCCCCGACCTTTTTTCAGTCAGCCGCCAATAATGGCTTGGTATGGAATTCTCAAGCGTTCGCCTCGATTACCACGCGGCCAGACATTATTGTGGCGCTTGCTGTTTTAAATAGGCGCTTATTTGTCTTTGGAAATACCGTAACCGAAGTGTGGTACAACGCCGGCTCAAGCCCGGTGACCCTTCAGCGCGATAATAATTTAGTGCTGAATTATGGGTGCGCATCGGCGGATACCGTTGAAGTGGATTATGGGTATCTCTTCTTTATGGCCGCTGAATCCAATGGTCCAAACCAGGTGATGGTTACCGATGGCACCATTCCAAGAAAAATCAGCAATCCTAATATGGAGAATGAAATCTCCAATTACAAAGCCCCTAACGATGCGTTTTCCACGCTATTTAAACTAGAGGGGCAATTATTCTACATATTGTCTTTCACGACCGACCAACGGACATGGGTATATAACTTAACCACCGGCGGGATGGACTGGTGTGAAGCCGAAGAATTGCCGGATACGCGGCACATCATGCAAACACAGGTGTATTACCAAAACAAACATTACATCGGGTCTTACAAGAGCGGCGACATTTACGCGCTCTCGGATAAATATTTTGATAACGACGGCGTAACGATGCGCAGGCAACGTATTTCGCAGCGATTCTATGACCCACGCTATCGAAAAATATCGGTTGATCGCCTTGAGGTTGACTGCCTGAAAGGCCTTGGCCGCGCAGGACTTCCAAGCGCAAACCCCGATGATTATGACCCCGTCCTATTCCTCTATGTCTCCAACGATGGGGGCTATACCTATAGCGCAAAGAAACCAGAGTCTGTCGGAGAAGTAGGTAAATACCGCCACCGCATTGTGTTTACAAAATTAGGTTCTTATTACGATTTTGTTTTCAAATTTGAATATTACAACCGAAGCGACTGGGCACTGATTGGCGCGTCATGGCGGGGGACGATAGAAAACCGATGAGCATTCCTGTATTAGAGCTGCCCCCTCCCCGCTTGTACGACAAATTGCTGAACGAGGAAGGAAAGTTAAATCAAGCATGGCAGGACTGGATAAGTCCATTGCAGATTGCGTTTAACCAAATGGTTAATGGGCAAAATGCTGTATTTACAGCCGAATTAATTGTGGAAGCGGGCCCAGTGTACAAATTGAAATTCACAGCCCCTATTGGAGACGGGACAACAAAGTCCGTTTCATTAACGTTAACGTAAAGGTGACATCATGTTAGGCACAGCATTAGGAATTGGTACCGCTTTAGGTGGTTTATTTGGGGGGCAAAGTGCGGGCAGAGGCCACGACGAAATGGCGCGCCAAATACAGCAAGCTATGGAAGAACAGCGAAGGCTCACAGGACAAGCCAATGACCTCATACGCCCGTGGTATGACGCAGGACGCGGCAATCTCGGCGAATATCAGCAGAATTATAAAAATCTGATGAACCCTGAATTTATTGAAAAGCTGTCTGGCCGTTACCAGATGAGCCCGCATGCACAATTTCAAATGAAGCAAGGACAAGACGCGATTACCAATGCCGCGAGCGCAAGCGGAAATCTAAACAGTGGGCAATTTGGCCGGAATATGGGCAACTACGCGCAAGATATTACCTCGCGAGATCAAAACCAATGGCTTGACCGGATGCTCGGCCAATACAACCAAGGTTTAGGGCATCAACAGGGGATGGTGAACACCGGTGGCCAGTATGGCAGCCAGATGGGTCAGAACTTAATCGGCATGGGCGATAGAAATATGCAAGCCATGATGGGCGCACAAAATGCGCGCATGCAAGGTAACCAGGCGCGCGAAGGGGGGTGGGCTTCATTGCTCGGCGGATTGAGTGGGCTGGGGGGATTGGTTGGAAGTGGTACTGGCCTTCCCAACTTCGGTAATTTTCTGAAAAATAATTACTAGGAGATAAATGATGGCGACATATGTAAATCCAGCGCTCATCCCCCAATACAACCCGGACAATTCTTTTATGGGTCAGCTTCTGGGGTTTCGCCATAAACAGGGTCTTGCCGATTTAGCCGGAAACCAAGCGAAATATTACGATGCGTTGCAGAAATTAGAAGGCGCAAAGGTTCCTCATGCTGCGGATATGGCCAGAAACAAAGCAGAATTTGAGAAACAAAAAGCCCTAGAGAAGGCTCAGAAAGCTGAATATGCGCGTCTTGTTTCGCAATATACGCCGCAAGATTATCAATCACAATTCTCGCTGCGTGGCGCGCAAGCAGGGGCTGCGCACGCAAGAGCCGGACAGTCCAATGCCGCGGCAGATTTGTCGCGTTCACGAATTTCAGGGCAAGAAGGGACTAACGCGTGGGAGTCTGCATTACGTTCAAACCCTATTTTTCAAGCGAAAACCGCAGGCGGAAGGATTTCACCTGAAGTAATGGCCGCAATTTCAAGTCAAGCTGCGGGAGGGAATTCGCCGCTCCAAATGAATCCTGTTGATATGCAGGGACAACCTTTCCAACAGATGCCCCCACAGCAGATGGCGTCACAAGAAATGCCACAATTCCCTCACGCGCCAATGGCTGGCGGGATACCCTTTGCGGCACAAAGAGAATCATCTGGCGCGGGTATGCCACAAATGATGAATCGCGCGGGCCAGCCACAAGAAATGAATGCAGGAATGCCCCAGCTTCCAAAAGCTAATCAGACACAAAAAACGATGTACCAACAGGCCTATCCCCAATTAGATGCCGCGATACAGAATAAACTCGACAAAGCTATTCTTGCTAATCCGCAAGCGGCTACAAAATTGCAATTTTTGGCCAACATTAAAGAAACTATTTCCGGGATAGATCCATCAGTTATCAAAATGTATTCGGGCGCCGCAGGAAGGACAAAGCTTGCGACAGATGAGGCAAGAGCTGCTGCCGGGTCCTATATCCCTGAATATGCAGCCTTTAAGGAGTTTGAGGATACACAGGCAGTTATTCTGGCTTCGCAAATACGACAGTTTTACGGTGATTCCATCCAGCCCAAAAAAGAACAGCAAATTATGGAGACCTTCGCAAAAGAAAACATACGAAAGAATCCCGAGGTTGCTATGCGAAAAATGGCGGAACTTATTCGTATTGTTGATTCTGAAGGTAAAACATATGCAAAGCCCGTTGCCGGGCTGATTGATGAAGCAAAAAATGTGGGGTTTGGAAAGAAATGGGATGCGGTTTTAACAAAACACAAAGATGAAAAAGAAAAAATACAAAACACTGAGCAACAAAAACCTTTAACCGCCGCTGAAAAAAAAGAACTCCTTGAGCTCAAGGCGCTTGGTGAGCTATGAAAAACAATATAACACCAGAAGATATCGCTAAATACCGGGCCTACAAAGCCGGAAAGCCCCAGAAAAATGAAAAAGAATTGGGGCTCATGGATGCGCTCGGCATTGGTGAAAATATCGCCAAAGGAACGGCGAAAAATTTTGGTAAAGGTGTGGCGCAAGGCGCAATTAATGCTGCGCCTTCTACATATAACCTCGCAGCACGCGGCGCAAATGCGCTCACAGGATCTAATTTAAAGCCATTCCCTTATAAAGCAGATTTTGTTGACCCTGAAGCCATGGGAGCAGGAACCGGTGAATTCCTTGGCTCAATGTTTATGCCTGGCGTTGGCGGCGCGGGAAAACTTGCCGAGAAAGCGTTAACTAAATCCGCGCCTTATCTTTCCAAAATATTAGGCGGCGCAACGTCTGGAGCGGTAGCCGGTGGCGGTGCACAAGCTACCCTGAATCCCGACGCACCGATTGACCCCTATGCAATGATATTGCCCGCTCTGCTAGGAGGCGCTGTGGGTGCAGTAGGTGGCGCACCGGAAGCGGGCGCTAATGCGTATCTTGGTAGAGCGCGAAGACTGGCTGAACAAAATCCTGCAACCATGAACTCGCCACAACAAGTGGGCGAATTAGCAAAGCGATTCCCTGAGAATTCAATTGATTTGCCCTCCCTGGTAGGCGATAAAACAGCTTCAAATATTTACAGTAAATATCTTGGAGTAATGCCTTTTTCAGGTGTTCGAAAAGCAGAAGAAAGAGCTATGGCCGCACAGAATCCTGAAGCGATTCGAAATACAGTTAAACAAACAGCCGCATCAAAAGAATCCGCAAACCAATCTATGTGGAAAGGGTTTGAGAAGAAAGTAGAAGACCTAAATATTACCAATAACCATGAGAGTTTGTTTAAGGGGCTAGATAAAAAATACGGCACCTACAAGAAATCTGAAAACCCCTATGAGAAAATTAGCAAAAAATATCAGCTTAGTGAAACATCCAAAAAACAGCTCAATGAGAAAGCTAAAAAAGAAGGAATTACGCTAGAAGGGTTATCCGATTTTCAAAAGCGACAGCTGATTAAAGAAGCCCGCATCCCGGCGTTAAAGAGCATGCACCTTCAAGGCGACAAACTAAGCGACAGCATCAAGCTTTATCAAGAGCTGGGGGAGATGGTGCGCTCGACAAAAAATGCGTCCAAGAAAACGCGCGTAAAAGATGCGCAGAATTTAGTTAAAAGCGACATAGAAGAATCCCTGAAAAAGTCAGGCCGAGATGACTTGGTTAAAGAGTGGGAGTCTATACGTACGCACCATCGGGAAAATATTGTACCGCTCCGCGCTAAACCCATTCAAAAAATCATCAAAAAACCCGTTTCCGAGCAGGATGCGCTTAAAACACTCACCAATCCCGAATACGTAGATGCGCGAAGGCTCTTAGGCAAAGAAGGTGAAAATGCTATCCGCGCAGAGCAAGCATTATCTACGGCACGCGGACAGGAAGGCTCTTCTTTTGGATGGGGCTCAGCAAAAAAACTATTAGGGTCTCCCAGCGGGAAAGCGGCAGAAATTGCGCTGCTAAGCACGGGAGGTTTTCTATCTCCGACAGGGGGAGCCGCTGCCCTGGCAACAAACATAGGTGCAAACACTGCCTCAAAAATAGCCCGCAGCAGCGCGTTACGCGATGCGTACGTATCAGGAAAAGGTGTGGACGCAAAAGGATTAGGCAAAGAAATATTTCCTATCTGGATGCGGGCTCTGGGAGCCGGGGCGAAACAAGCCCCCAAAGCTATTGCAAATACGCATGCCAACGGCGAAAGACAACGTAGAGAAAACGAGGATTATTATTAATGGCCACTATTACATACAACCCAATGCCAAATGCCATTTGGCAATTCACTGATTTTGCAGGTAAGTTCCTAACGGATGGGTATCTGTATACCTATGAAGATGAGGCGCGAACCACACCCAAAGCTGTTTTTCATGACAGAGAGGGGCAAGTTCCCTGGGATAATCCAGCTCAATTAAGTTCCGTAGGTTCTATTTACACGCTGTTTTTTGCGGATGATAAAGACTACTACGTCGTGATTGAGGATTTGAATCACAATCAACTCTACGCGTTTACGATTTATTCTACGGATGAGCAAGACGGGAACACCACCAGCGTTAATCGAAATTATATTGACGACGGACAGTTTCGTTTTCCTCTTTCGCTGAGCGTCCCCAACATTCAGCAAAATACCTGGATTGCGCCTAAATGGCTGTTCTACAAAACAAGCCCCTCTACGTCGAATGATAATTTATCTATTCTCCAGTTCCCCCAGGGACAGACTTTCGTTCCCGAAGGCAATCCCGTCAATTACCTGAACATTGATTGTACGGTCCCATCACCCGGGGATACCGCGAAATACATCGAATACTACATTACCGACGTGAATTCTTTCGAGAATAATACGGTTACGATCCCCCTGTATGCACGCAGTGCAACGGGCTCAACTGTCACGTTATCCTGGGTGCAAAACTTTGGTACGGGCGGAACGCCCAGCGCGGAAGTGGTAACACCAATACCTGAGAGTACGTTTGTCTTAACGTCCAGCTGGCAGAAAAAATTCGCCTCCTTTGTTGTGCCCAGCACCACGGGGAAAACCAAAGGCACCGACGAAAATGACACCGCGCGCTTACGCATTAATCTGCCGCTTAACGCCGTTTTTAATTACCAATCCACCAACCATGAAATCAAACTGGGCGCATTTGAAGGCACCTACGATTACCGCACCTATGAATTAGCGCGCAGTTTCGCGTTTGGCCAGAAATTGCCGGTTCCTGTATACCCAACAGACATTAACAAAGTGCTCGCCGTTGGGACGGAGCTTACCGGGACGCTTCAGGAGCCGGCCTACAAGCTGATTAGCCGGGCAGGCGTCATTGAAGAATGGGCCGGTGTGGTCTCTCTTCCTGATGATGGCCTGCTGTGCGATGGGACAACGCTGGACTCGACCGCGAGCAATCGAAAATACTTAAATCTCTGGTCAGCTACGCTCAACCAATACGGGGTAGGCACAGATGGGTTTTTCGGGATTGCCTCAACCGACAACCTTAATTCAGTTATCACCAATAATTATGCCGGTGCTGTCTCTGCGGCCGCCGACGTTAACAGCACATTAACGATTACTACCCCCACAACAGGCACAACGGGCTATTTTGAGACCGTATTTGAAAACAGCTACCCCATTACGCTTGACAGCGGGGGAGTGCGGACGTCGCCCACCACCGTTTACCTCAGAGCCCTGGTCAATGGCGCTGTCACAACACCTGCGGATTCGGGCACCGGCTTTATTGTGGGTATCGCTTTCCAAGGCATCACCACCTGGAAGTCTGAAGTGTATTTCACGGCTGTGGCCGGAAGCGCAATTACGCCTGGGACTTATTTCAGCATTTATAGCCCAGCCGCGACGCAGTTCGCCATTTGGTTCCGCGTTAACGGCGTAGGTACCGCGCCTACCGTTCCAGGGGCAACCCTTATTCAGGTGGACGTGCTTTCAGCCGATACCGCGCCTCAAGTGGCCACAAAGACACTCCTGAAAATATCTGGCAACCAGGTGACCAATATTCTGGCCAAAGCCGGAAACGCCATTCCCGCGGGTAGTTATTTCAACATCAACACCAATGCGCGGCAATGTTACGTATGGTTTACCGTTGATGGCGCAGGCAATAACCCAGCCCCAGCGGGACGCACAGCACTTCCCGTCACGCTGCTCTCAACCGATACGGCGGCGCAGGTTCAAGCCAAGATTACGTACGCCATATCCGCGTTTTTGTTCAAAGTACCCAACCGAAATAATGGCTTGTTCGCACGCGGGGGCCCCGTTAACCCAACAAGCACCCTTGATCCGGATTTTGCCGACCGCAGCAGCGGGAATATGTTGGGCTCGCTTCAGCCGTGGCAGATACAGAGCCATGTCCATACGCTTTCACCTAATGTCTGGGTGGACGCTCCGGCCCCGAGCGGCGTAGGAAATATTAATGATCGCTTGAGCAGCGTAACTATGCAAACAAGTGCCACCGGAGGCAACCAAACAAACCCTGTCAACGTTTACACCCGTTACATCATTCGTTTTTAAGAGGAGAACCACTATGTCAGCACAACCATTAGACCCAAACAAACAATCCGCCGATATTGGTATCGTTTCAACGCGAGGGGGCATTGTCGTTCTGGATGCACTCTTTACCGTGGAAGGTGTTACGGGACGGGACGGGAAAATTATCAGCGAATTCTGCGCCACATTCTTTACGGGCACAGGCGGCGATATCTTGTTTGAATCCGAAGATGGCACCGTTAACCCTTACCTTGCTACAGCCCCTTCGCAGGTGTTGGTAGTAAAAGCAAAAAAGGTGCTTTCTACCGCTATACTAAATGGCGATACCTATATAACCAACGCAGCATCCATGACCTGGCACGGCGGCCAATAAATTTATGGCCATTGCCGAAGACATTTTAACGATGAGGAGGTATAGCATGGCAGATGAAGCTGGCTATAAAATTGAGATGCTCGTTAAAGATATCGACAAGCTGCGCGATGCTGTCCACAAGCTTGAAGTCGATTTCTCTACAGCCTCTCAAAAAATTAAGGACGACTACGCGTTTGTTTTTCATAAAATCGATGCGATATCAGAGAAGATGCAAGTATGGGCCGAGAGGGTAGAAGAGATGCGAGAAAAGGAAATCCGGCAGCAAGGATTTTGGAGTGGGATAAAAACGGTCTTCTTTAAACATCCCTTGGTACTGCCCATTATCTTTGTCGGGGTGCTTTGGTTCGCGCAATCGGATATTTTAAAAAATCACTTCCTTAAATAATTAAAAATATGTTCCACGTGACGCATTAGTTAAAGAATTTCTTTAAGAGTGACAAAAATAATCCACTTCTAATGTGTCACTTTTAAAGCTATACATTAAGATTGATAAGTTACTTTAAAAGAAACTCTTTAACTTTGAAGTAGGCTGAAACTTCCCTTCGACTGAGAGTTTTTCCCCATGAAGGGGAGTGAGCGCGGCTGTGATCGTGCTCTAATTTTTTGATTTCCTCGTCGAGCCAGCCGATGAGAGCGTTTAAATTTTTAGATGCGTCTGTTTCGGTCATTTATTTTTTCCCAATATGGTTTGCAAATATTTACCACGCGCTTACATGTCTCCACATCAAACATTCCAATGTGGCAATCTTCTCTATCGATTCCCAGCTGAATAGCGAGCCACTTGTAAGCGCCCCCTCTCGCCCATTGTTTTTTATATGAGGGAGATTCTTTGCGTTTCTTTTCTAGCTTCCTTTCCCAAAGCGCATCAAAAACGGCATGAGCGTTACTTTTCCATCGCCGTAGCTCTGCATCAGCAAGCCGTCCGAGAGGGGCGACCGTTCCTCGATGGACGCCCACATAAGCATCGCACGCGGGATAGTTGCGGCATATATAAACCATCCCAAAATCGCGCCCATATATCCGTTGAGTGCTTCCAAATTCGGATATATCTCCGCAATAAGGGCAGCTCGGCGGGCTCACTTCACCTCCAGCTTAACATCGCTTTCCAAGCGAGCTCCAGGGACTTCTTCGCCACGTTTAATCGCGTCGCGGATGGCTAGTTTATCGATTTTTTCAGTAATTTCAACCTTCCGGTACTCGGCAGGTATGGATGAAAAAAAGCGAGGGGAGGCTTCCCCGCAAGCATAGTCGAGGCCTAGAAACACCGTGGAGACAAGAACATGTTTTATATATGCTTT